TGGCAATAACATTCTTTGGTTTTTATATTCTTTGCCATTAATTAATATTGTCTTTTTCATAAGTCCTCCTCTTGAACTTGTTAAATACATCTTAAAGTGCCTAGACGAAATCACCCAACTATTAAACCCTCTAAAACCCTTATTTTATAAGGCTTTCAAAAGATTTCTAAAAAAGTTTGAAAATTAGCAGCCTAACCACGCAGACCAACCGCACTTCCCCTGAGCCCTGTCATAACGAATCAAAGCCTGCGCAGCATCAATCGTTACAGCGACATCAAACAAATCTGCTGGCACAAGATCCCGATTCAAAACAGTTTGCAAATATCCGTTCGGATAATAGGTAGTGCGCTGAATCCAAAACAAATTGATCTGGAACAACCCCAATGAACCCTTCACACCTTGCACCGTGTTCGGGTCATTCTTATTGTGTGCCGAAGCAAGGCATCTAGATTCACGCCACATAATCGCATCAGCCTTCACAACATCTTTCTCAAGCCAACCAGCGTCACGCAACCGATTCCAATACTGACCACACTTAGCCCAATCAGGAACAGTGCGCTTAACCGTAGGCACATAATCAAAAGGGTGCTGACGCATAACATCACGATCAACCTGCTTCGGTGCGCTCGCAGCGTCAGCAACACTAGCAAAACCAATAACACTTACAATAAATACAATCAACAATTTCTTCACATTAACTCCAATCACCTTGTCCTCCTTCTGAACTTGGTTATAGGTTTTTAGTTTTCTTTGTTCTGTCCTTGACAGGTCGTGGCGTGTTCGCTCATCGTTCGCCTCAGTCGGCGTATGTCTCAACCCTAGCATTGTTGTTGCTGACTTTGAACATATATATATTCAAGCAACAGCAAACTTTAGAGATTATGAAACCCCCCTATCGCTCTGCCTCACTGCGATTCCCAACAAATTATTCGCCTCACACCATAATTGCTTACAGCGTGATCAACCCTCGTTACCGAGTGTCACCAACTACCGTGCGAATGGTTTAGGTCTGCGTGAGTATTCTTCTCGTTTTCGTTTCTAACTTCTTTACGCTTTGCCGAACTCCCGACACTTGCAAGGCACAACATATGTGTATGTGCGCTCCATAACAGTTTTAGTAAAGCCTTCACAAATCAATTCTTTAGTATTGAAGTTCCATCGCTTGCCGTTATCCCAGCCGTTACCATCGCAGATCTCGCAAACAACAACTGTCTGCTCTATCGCTGGTTTACGAAGCAACGCAAACGATCTATGAACTTCTTTAAGGCTAGGAAATTTCTCGTGGTGTTCCATAATTAACGGCACAACTTTTCGTGCGTCATCAACATCTTGCAGCAGTAAAAAATCGTCTGCTGTCCAAGCGTTCTTTACGGTGTTACGCCCAATCTGGCTTGTAGGAAACAGACCGCAGATGCGATCAATAAAGCCCTCTATCTGTGCTGGTGTCATTTAGCCTCCTCTTTCAAGTCTCTGAATATAGCCCGTAAAATATCAATTCCTACGAATACTTTATTTTGCGAGTGTTTAGCGTCTCTATACACCATCTACTGCTTTCTGACGCTTAAGTAAATGTGCTACAAGATCATCAAATGAAATCAGTAAATCCTTAGAGGCACTGTAAAAAAGTTCGTTAATTTGTCGCTGCTTATCAAACGCTTGAACTTTACGCCAATGACTCTTTGACTTAGGTGAAAGACAAACTAAACCTCCTGTTTTCTGCGATACAAACACATAAGCCAAAGGCTCAAGTATTTTGTTGTCAAAACTAGAAACCGTATCTACAAACAAACTTTGATAAGGATAATTCAAGTAATCACTAGTAAAATCCCTACTAGATGATTTAACTTCTAACGGCTTATAGTTCCAATCAAAAACAATGTCCTGCTCGTGTTTGGTCATATGTTCTCGTTCGGCAGTTGTTTTAGCGATCTGAATATCTGGCGCATAACATCTGATGCCTTTACTTTGTAAAATATCGGCAACATATTTTGACCAGTAACCACCTTGCTTAAATGCTGTTACATAATCAAAAGTCACTATTGTCCTCCTTCGTAGTATTCGTGCATTGCAGGTCGCACTAATTCCTCCCAAGTGCTAAGCCTGACCATCACTAAACCTTCGCTGCCCCAATCGTCAGGCATCAGAATCGCTCTCGTAGGTTTACGCCTAGAACCATAATCAGCCTCGTTAGAACGCACCTGAGCCTCTATACGAAGCCACGCCGTAACCGCAGCCCCGATCTGCTTACCTGCTTTAACCTCGTTAGCGAACAGAACATCTTGCCAGCGTTCCTCGTTACCGTCACCGAACTTATGTGATGGTGCTACACCGAGACGCTTACGAGCGACACGCTGCTTATTTAATCCTTTAGTGCGAGATCTTTTCCCTCGTGCTGTCGGATCAGCGCAACCTTTTACACGCCTGCTGCCATCTCGTGACGGTCTGCCAAAAGTGCCGAACTTCGGGCAATCTTTCAAAGTGCATTTATCACGATTGCCTTCACAATCGCCTTTGCGTTCCTCAGTCCTCATCAGCGTCATCTATCTTCTCACCACAAAAAGGCTTTCGTGGAAGAACACGCTTCACTAAACAGGCACAAAGTTTTGCGTTCATTTGACCAGCTCCTTTAACTCTCTACGCAACTTCGCTCGCTGAGGCGGTGTCATACCACCGAAAACACCCCAACGGTCATCAGTGTCCTCTAACACAATAACCATATCTAAACATTCCTGACGCACCGAACAATTAGCGCAGATCGCTAACGCTTCATCGTAACGATGCTCATTCAGAGTTCTGTGATCAGGGAAGAATATGGTTGCCTTCTTGCCACGACACGCAGCATCTTCAGACCAATGTTCACGACTCACTAAAAAACCTCGCAATCAAATCGTTTATCTCACCGAACTTAAAGATCGCTTCACGCAGATCATCAAGCGACTGTCTATCTGTGCCGTCAAAGACTACGACTCTGCGAGCGCAATCAATGACGACACCGATAGCGAACTCATACGCCATCTGTAATTCTTCAGAAGGGTTCTTCATTGGTTTTCTTCTGGCGCATACCCATCAAATGTTTGATTAGGTCAGAACCTTCTTTAGTTGTAAGCGTGTTTAGATTCGTTTTGTCAAATAGTTGCTTCAAAATCGCACTGATATCGCCATCAGCAACTTCTTTCGCCAATGATGACACTAAACCTTTCTGCTTGTCTGATATTAGGCTGCCGATCTTCGCCGTGGATTTCTGCGGTGTAGAGAACGCCTGTTCTATTTGCTCGTCACTCAACGCTTCCTGAGGGCTGCTTTTTGGCTGAACATTCGCTGGGTGCGCCTGTTTGCTCTTTTCAACCTCAACTTGGCTCATCGGATAACTCGTATAAACGCTGCTCACATTGTTGCGTGGTGCTTCCCAATCTTGTTTAGACCAGAGCGACAAGCAGATGCCGAAGCGCATCGCTGCATTTCGCAAGAAGTCTCCAACAAGTTCCTTGTCTAAGTCGGGTTTATCTGCCCTTATCGAACCGACACCGACAAGCGACTTACCTAACAATGTAAGCGTTGCCCACATAGTTGCCATACCGTTTGCTTCGTGTATTGCTGGTCTGCCATCTACCCAAGCGACAGGTTGCCAGTTCCACATCGGGTCAATCTCAATCAATATGCGAGTGATCTCTGCGTGGCTTACATACGCAAGATTGATTCCGTTGCGTGGAATCGTTCCTACGATCTTCGGATCTGGAGTGGCATATTGTTCCAGCACCGCTTTTAACATTACTGCTTCTGTTTCATTACTCATTTCTTTACCTTCTCTCTGTGTGTTCTCATCACACGATATGAATTACCTTGCTTTTCATATTGCTTAACTAACTCTGGGTGCGCCTCTCTTAACGCTTTTGTATCTAACGAAGTTTTACCATCTTGCTGTTTCCACGATACAACTCGTTGCCCGTGCAACAAACCGATCTCGTTACCTAACAACATTCGTGCTAATTCATCTTTCGCTCTTGCCTCCTGCTCTGCTGCTTGCTTCGCTAACGCTCGTGCTTCTTCTAACTGAAGCACCCATTCGCCTGCCTCGTTTGGTAAATCAATTGTTGTCGGTGCTACCTGAAAGATTCGTGCGATATCATCAGCAGAAAAGTTGTTAATCTCATCTAACGGTGCGCTATTTGTATCAACCCACTCGCCAAAAACTTCGGTTTCTAAACGAAGGCTATCAATCGCTGCTGCGTTCTCAGGCAACTCCACAATGCTGATACGCAAATCACGATCAAGAACACTGAACCAAACAGGGCATTTAAGAACTGATTGTTGCGCCCAACCCTGCCACAGCCATTCAGCAGGAAGATCTGAAGA